ACCACTGGAGGGGGATGGTGTCGTAGGGGAGCTTTGTGCGCTGTGCCTTCTTGCGCTGCGTGCGTTTGTTCTCGACCTCCTCGGGGACGAAATCGCGGGGGCGCTCCTCTTTGTTATTTACTTTGTTATTCCCTTTGTTATTTAGACCCACATCTGATGCAGGTACTCCACCCACATCTGATGCAGGTACTCGCCCTACATTTGGTGCAGGTACATTAGATGTAGGTGCATTTAATGCAGGTACTTCCGATGCGGGTACATGGAATTCATAGCGTGTAGATTTGCCCCGTTCCTTTTTTCGGGACAGGAATCCTGCCGTCTCAAGATGCGAAATGGCGAGCGCAACTGTTCGGTCATCTTTCAGCGAACAGCTGTGCTTTATGGTCGGGTACGAAGGGAAGCACGCGCCTGTGGCAGCGTTCCGATTCATCATCAATCCGACTACGAGAACCAGCTTGTCGATTGATGACAGATCCTGCGAGTCCCGCGCCGCACGAGCGATGGCAAAGAAATCAAATCCCGCACTCATCGGACACCTCTCAAGCCTTGTCTGACTCCTGCTTGGCTTCTCGCTTCTTGCGCTCTGGCGGTCTGAAATAGTCAGGGCAAAGCAGATGCTCAGGGATGCCGGTCAGCGCGGAAACTTTTGCGGTAAACCGAAAAGACACACGCCCGTTCTTGCGCCAAAGAGAAATTGCCTGATGGCTGATCCCAAGCGTGTCCGCCAGTTCGACGGCAGTCCCGTATACGGCAATAGCGCGGTCAACATAATTGACTGCGTTTTCCATAGGTCGCCTCCATTTTCACTTGCTTTTTGCAAGTACAAATATTAGCACAATGCAAGTATAACTAGCAAGCGTAAAATAGAAAATCCGTGCAATATGCAAGGGAGGCTTGCAAATATAGGAGGCTGTAATGACTTTCGGAAAACGGCTGTCCGACTTGATGTATGAGAAAAAACTGACCCAGCAGGAGCTAGCATCTCTTGTCGGAGTGTCAAGGCAAACCATTTCGCTGTGGCAAAACGAAGCGACAACCCCGAAAGCCGGGAAACTGGACAAACTTGCGAAGGCTCTTGGGGTTGATTCTGCTTACCTGCTTTTCGGGGGCGAGTCTGTCAAGGCTTTCCCCACTGGAGCAGAAGCCCCTGACGATATCGTTGAAATCCCTGAATACAAACTGGCTGCCGCGGCTGGTGACCGCCCAAACCCTGAATGGGAAGAAGTGTCAGAATCAACGCCTGCCTGGTACAGACGGAGCTTCTTCCTGAAGCGCGGGGTCTCACCGAAGATCTGCCGCAGGATCTCTGTGCGAGGCGACAGCATGGAGCCATACATTTTTGACGGTGACTTCGTTCTGTTTGCCGACACCGAACCCGACCTGAGAGAAATCCGGGACGGAGCCATCTATGTCCTCAGCATTGACGGCGGACCTAGGATTAAGCGGCTGTCCTTCTCTAGGAACAAGTTGGTCGTGCGCTCAGACAATCCTCGCTATGAGGACGAGGTTTACACAAACGAGGAACTCAACTCCGTCCATGTCTACGGACGAGTACTGGAAATCTCCAGATCCTGCTAATCGGTTGGCAGATTAACAACAAGGCTTGACATTCGTCAAGAATGTCTTGCCTTTCTTTTTACACTCTTCCGCAAGTTTTTCTTGCATTCCGCAAACATTATGTGTAATATTTCTCTTGCACAGAGCAAGCAAGTCCGCTTGCGAAACGCAATAGGAATATGCCATGACCCGCAAACCCTACGACGGCAGCACCACCGCAGAGACGCTCGAAGAGATGAAGGACGACCTGTCCGAAACGATCGACTCCCTTGAAGCACTCGTCAATGCCTACGAGGAACTCCACGGTTACTACAACGAGATCGTCCGCGACAACCTCTACAAGGCTCTTGAAGGCGCTCAGCTCGCCTACGACACCCTCCGCGACGAAATCGAGGCAATGGAGGAGGAATGACCATGACGCAGACCCGCAAGTTCCTCATCGGCGCCGCCGTGATCCTCGCCCTCGTCATCCTCGGGCAGGTGCAGGAGTTCCTCCAGCCGGGCGCCGCGATCTTCTTCTGAACCACTGGGAGGCGAACCCTCCCGCAAGAGCCTCGCAGGGGCTTTTGCGAAAGGGCTCGAAAGCCCCATGACCGCTTCGATCCGGGCACGGCAGCCCGGGGAGTGCGAGACGACCCCCACGACCTGACGGGGGCGACCGGCACCAGCCTACGGGTGCCATGGCGCGGGGTAACAACGCGCGATGCCGGGAAAAGGCCAATCGAAGCTCCTTCGCAAGAGGGAGCTTCTGTGGGTCTTTTTGTAGAATCAATTCCAGGAGGAATTGTTTATGCCGTCTGATCTGAGAGATCCGTCTACGCAATTGAGCCAGCAGGAAATCGAGGCAATCGAAATCACTCAAGGCATCATTAAAAGGATGGCAGAGAATTCGTCAAAAACAAAAACGGTATTCATTGCGATCACGGCAGCGATGGGAGCTTTTCTTAAATTGGAACCAGCACGTGAAACTCTGTTTACCTTAATCGTCTATACGGCGATAGTCATTGTACTTTGGCGAGCTGACTCAACTTACCTGCAGCTGGAAAGAAAATTCAGGTGCCACCACAAAGCGATTGTTGATGGAGCAATACCATCCCTTGAGTGCTGGAGGTTGGATATAAGCAAATACCAATCCGAATCCGTTGGACGCATCATGTTTTGCAACTTCACTACACGGATTTATTTGATTGCATTCATTGCGGCAATTATTGGGATCGTTGCCTGCTGCATAGGGATGCTAGTCTGAGAATCATTTACCAGCTCGTTCACACGCGTCCTCGATCCAATTGCCGATATTGTGCAACCCATCATGTGCCAACCATTGGTAGTGCTTAATGACATAGCCGTCTGTTGTGCCAGGTGGTGCATACATACCGTGTACGGCGTATGGATCGAGGCCTTCTCCGCAAGGATTCCCGTTTTGGTCCTTCATGCCAGTCAGCCAAATCTCGAATCTTCCGAGATTTTCTTTTCTGGCTTTTTGGAGTTCGTATTTCACCCATTTGCTTTGGTAGGTTGTTTCTCCAACGAACAAAATCAAGCAGGAGCAACCTGACATAGATTCATCGATCCATTTTTTGATTGCGTCATCGGAAGACTTGACTTCTTCAGGCGGAACCCCGCTGATAAAGTGCATTTCTTTGGCGCCCAGGATGCTTGGAAGATTGAGGATTTGATTGACAAACCACTTGTCTTCCCATTGGAAGGAAGGGAATATTTTTCGATAACTCTTCATGCTCTGCCTCTTAGAGTGTGTTGACCGGGCGGGGCCGTGCTGGTAACGCGGCTCCGCCCAACTTGTTAATTTTAGATTCTTTCACATCCCGCACGGCCTGCGCCCTGCGGGATTTTTGTTGCCTGGAGAAAGCAATGAAACAAGAACGCAACGTCTACAAGCTCGCCGAATGGCAGCTGGGAAAGATGTCCAAGGACATCGAGACGATGATCAACAACATCCTGCACGAGGAGAAATGGACGGAGACAGAGCTGACAGGGAAGCTCCAGGCTCTCCTCGCCGTTCTCGCTTCGTGCCGGGTTTCCGCGGGCGCCTGCGCCCAGACAAAGGAGAACTGAATGGCAGAAAACGGAAAGGTTTTTGCCGCGATCTGCCAGGTCGCGGACACGCTGAGAGCCGAGGGCATCGGCAAGCGCAAGGGTGACGGGCTGCGGTTCGCGTACCGCTCGATTGAGGATGTCCTCTTCTCGCTCTCTCCGCTCCTGGTGAAGGCAAGGCTCTGCATCTACCCGGTCAGGATCGAGCAGATCAACCATCAGATCCTGCCGACCAACAAGGGAAGCAGCCAGCGGCTCGTCCAGCTGCTCATCACCTACCGCGTGAGCTGTGCCGAAGACGGCTCTTACGTCGACTGCCAGTCCATTGGAGACGGCATGGACACGTCCGACAAAGCGACCGGCAAGGCGATGTCCTACGCCTACAAGTCGCTCATGTTCCAGTTGTTCTGCATTCCCGTGCAGGGACAGCCAGACCCGGACGCCACGCAGGACGTCGAGCTGTCGGACGCCGCACTGGACGAAGCTGCGCTCGACGCCGCGTCCAAGGGGGTTGCCGAGTACCAGAAGTTCTGGCAGTCGCTCGACCAGGCAAGCAGGCAGCGCATCGGTCGTGACCGCCACGCGCAACTGAAAGCAATCGCCACGGAGGCATCTGAATGAGCTCAATGGAATCAAACCCCTTGCAGGCCGGGGCTGACTGGCTGCAGGCACGCTGCGGGAAATTGACCGCCTCGCAGGCGTATCCCGTCATCACGATGGGCGCCCGGGGCAAGCCGTTGAAAGCACGCGCTGACCTTATCGACAAGCTGGTCGGAGAACGTCTGAGCGGCTCTGTCGAGGAGTCGTTCTGCTCCGCCGCGATGCAGTGGGGAGTCGACCACGAGGAAGAGGCTCGCAAAGCCTACTTGGCGGCGCGTGGAGAGCCTTGGTGCGAGCTGACCGGGCTGATCGACCATCCCACCATCCCGATGCTTGGCGCGTCTCCTGACGGCCTGATTGAGGATGACGGTCTCGTTGAAATCAAGTGCCCGACAACCGCAACGCACATCAGGCGCATGGCGGCTGGCGTGGTGCCGCCTGAGTACACCCCGCAGATGCTCGTCCAGTTGGCGTGCACAAAGCGCAAGTGGGTCGACTTCGTTGACTACGACCCGCGCCTCGCCCACAAGCACCCGAAGGCCGTGCTGTGGATCGTGCGCTACGAGCCGCCCGCGGAGTTCATCCGGGAGGCGGAGAAGCTGTGCGCAGATTTTTTGGATGAGGTGGCAGCCGAAGAGAAGCGCCTCCTCGCTGTTTTGGAGAAGTGAAATGGCATCAGTGAACAAAGTGATCCTGCTCGGCCGCCTCGGCCGGGACCCAGAAACCAAGACCTCGCAGGGAGGCACGATGATCTGCCGCCTGGCTGTCGCAACCGACCGCAAGTGGAAGGACAAGGACGGCAACAGGCAGGAGGAAACGGAGTGGCACAGCGTGAGCATCTTCGGCCGCACCGCCGAGATTGCCGAGCAGTACCTCCGCAAGGGGAGCGAGGTCTACGTCGAGGGACGGCTCCACACCCGCAAGTACACCGACAAGGAAGGCGTCGAGCGCTGGGCGACTGACATCGTCTGCGAGTCGATGCAGCTGGGTGCTCGGCCGGACGGCGAGAGGAAGGAAGAGCAGCCTGCCAAGCAGCAGTACTCAACGGAGTACCGCGAGCGCCCGTCACGGCAGCAGGCGCAGAGGCACCCCGTCCAGGCTGACGACGACATCCCGTTCTGAGTGCCATATGACAGAGATATGGAAACCCATATCAGGCTACGTTGGCTGCTACGAGGTCTCGTCTCTCGGCCGTGTCCGATCTGTCCCACGCAAGTTTATGCGTCGGGACTGCGTGATGAAGCTCCAGGATGATCCGCGTACCGGGCGGCTTGTTGTCCAGCTGCGGAAGAACAACCGCGCCAGGGCCTTTTATGTGTCCCGCCTGGTGTGCGAAGCCTTCCACCCCCGAATCAAGGGAAAAGACTATGTCGACCACATCAACGGAGACATCTTGGACAACCGGGCAAGCAACGTTCGCTGGTGCACACAGAAGGAAAACTGCAACTTCCCGCTTGCGGTCGAGAACAAGAGACTGGCACGGGAGAGAAGCTCATATGCCTTCGACATGTGCGAGGCGCATGAGGCGCGGATGATCGCCGTGAGGTGTCTTGAGACGGGAGCTGTGTACTCAAGCATGGCAGAAGCAGCCAATGCGCTTGGGCGACATCGCTCCGCGGTCCTGCGTGCCTTGAGGAACGGGACTCCGTGCGCAGGGCTTCATTTTGAGGAAATCCAAAAGTGACAGACATGGTCAACCATCCACCTCATTACGCAGACCACTACCGCGTCGAGGTGATCGAACTCACGCAGGAGCTGGGCTTCTGCACCGGGAACGCGGTCAAGTACATCCTGCGGGCGCCCTGGAAGGGAGCCTACATCGAGGACCTGCGGAAGGCCAAGTGGTACATCGACCGGCAGCGTGAACGCGGTCTTGACGAGTACTACGGACCCGAGGAGCGGCAGCTGTGGATGAGCTTCCTCGGGGACCTTGCGGAGCAGGGAAGAGACAACCTTTACAGGGCGATGCTCGGGCTTATGGAACACGACTACCGAGCCGCGCTGGACGCATTGGAGGCAGAGATCCATGAAGCAAACAGTCGCTGACGTGGTCGGCATTAAGCTCGACCAGAAGCTCAGGAAGGACCTGGAGGATCAGATCCTGCGGGTCGACATGTACAACACGCCGCTCAAGGGCATCGGCCGAGGCATGTATTGCGTCTACGTCAAGTCGCTCCACCAGCACAGGATCACGGTGCAGTTGAGCGTCGACGGCAAGAAAGTCTACAAGAACCTGGGGCTGTACCCCGATCTCTCGATCGACGATCTGGTCGAGGCACGCAACGCAGCCTACTGGGAAGCGAAGGGACAACCAAAGGAGAAGGAAATGGAGGAAAAGAAAGAGGATGTTGAGTCCAAGGCTGCAGGCAATCCTGAAGAACCAGCAGAGGCGCAGGCAGCTGCTGGAGCAGAAGCGCGTGCAGAAAAAGACACGGCGTTCGCAGACAAGATCAGCGACCTGCTCTTCGGAATCCGCAACTTCTCCAAGCAGGCGCAGGCGGCAATCCTGACCGCGGCAATCGATGCAGAGGTGAAGACATGGCAGAACTGATGAGCATGAAGCCCACGATCAGCGTGGAGTTGAGCACGACAGGCCGGTCGATCCTGATCGTGCGGGCGTCCCCGATGCCCGGAGCGCAGGAAATCAGGGCGGAGCTGACGGACGACACAAAGGACGCCATCAGGCGCTGCCTGGATGCCGCGGAGAGGTTCAATGCCCCGAAGCAAGAAGCCGCGTAAGAAGTACCGCCCCAAAGTCTCGCTGCAGCTGCGGGGCGCGGAGGTTCTGGACGATTTCTGCTTCCGTATTGAGGACTGGGGGGCGCAGGACTGGCAGATCGCGGCGCGGATGCACCTGCTGACCCCCTTCGACAACATCCTCCGGGGCAACCCGACGGAGACCGACTGGGCGCAGGCGAAGACCAACCTGATCGAAGGATGGGCAACCGCGTCTGAGTTTGAGGAGCGCGACCGCATCAGGCGAGAGATCCGGGCGGCAAACAAGCTGCTTACCGCTGCATACACCTGTTTCGATCAGAAGCACGAAGTGCTGATGCGGAATGTCGAGGCGGCGCGGGATGTGTGCGGGCTGATCCTTGACATGTGGACGCAGATGAATCCTGGCGAGGTCACCCAGGGGTGTCGGAGCCTCGGCAAGAACAATGGGAAAGCATTGACGTTTTTTGAAGAGCAAATGGAGCGGACATGACACAGATTGAAATCACTGCGAGGCTGTCGAGCCCGTACGCCTGGGTGAACCGCAAGGAGCTTGCTGTCCTGCTCGGTTTCCAGACGGACAAGTCGAGCGCGTTCGACGACCTGCTGTCGCAGCCTGGGTTCCCGCCGCCGATGTCGCTCACCGAGCGCACCAAGCGGTGGAACGTGAAGGAAGTGTCGGACTTCATGAAGGCCCTGCGGGCACGCAATCGAGGAGGCTGGTCTGCCAGCGAACGAGAGTATCTTGCCAGAGAGATCTACTTCTCCAACCGAGAAGTGCGCCGACACGGGAAGGACGGGAAATGAAATACAGAGTTAAAGAGCCGAAGAAGCGAGAATTAGTCAAAGAACTTTTTGGTGTTGAAATTGTTCGTTCAAATTTTGCCGATACGGAATTGCGGGTTGACTTGTCTTTTGCTGGACACAATTTTGCCAGTAATCATCTTCCAGTCGAACAAGTCCCAGAATTGGAAGACGGTTGGAATCCATTTCCGCAAACAAAACCCGAAAGAGCTGGAAAATACTTGGTCGCCTTAAAACGCAACGATGGTGACAGAGACTTAGATTATGTGGACGCCGCTGATTTCTCAGGGGCTTCATTCAGCACTTGGCATTCCGACATCATCGCTTGGAGAGAAATGCCGAAGATTTGGAAAGAGCAGGGATGATGAACGTGCAGAAATTTCGCAGAAATTTCGCAGAAATCGCGGAAATTTTGCAAAAAAACCATTTTCGTGGCTTGACGAAAATGGTCTAAAAGGAGTAAGGAGCTTACTCGTCGAGCCGGTCAGCAAGCTCCTTCGCCGACGGCCGGTAATATTTCTGCAGCATCTTCAGGTCACCGTGCCCCAGCTGCCGAGCGAGCGCCAGGACATCCAGTCTTGGCGCTCCGTTTTTTCCGGGCGATGCCGCCCATGTGCAGAACGTAGCTCTCCCGTCGTGGAAGTGCAGAGCCTCACGGATGACATTCCCCGCGGCGTCTCGTTCCTCCCGCAGTCCCGCGCGGTCCCTGAGCTTCCTGAAGATCGCGTCCTTGTTCGCAGAGTTCACGGCAAAGATCGGCTCTCCCAGCCCAAGCGACTGCACCTGGCGAATCAGCTCGACGGCAGAGTCCTGAAGCGCCACGTCGCGGGCAAGGCGAGTCTTGGTCGCTGTGGCCGGCAGGTGCAGCACATTCCCGTCGATCCATTCTGAGCGGATCTGAAGGATCTCGCCGCCCCGCATCCCCGTCAGACAACTCAGGAGAAAAGCCGCCGCTACCCGTGCCGTCTGGCTAACCGGAGGCGTCTTAGGGTCCCAGCCTGCTGCCGCACATATCTTTTGTATCTCTTCGTCAGAAGCAGTGCGCTCACGGTGCGGAGCGTCCTTCGCGCGCTTGACGCCCTGCAGCGGGTTGCTTGCGAGATAGCCCTTGCGGACGCCCCAGTTGAGAGCGACATTCAGCAGAATGAACTCCCGCCGCACGGATGAGCTGGCGACCTCCTGCAGCCTCCTTTCCTGGAATGCCTCGAAGTCCTTTGCGGTGAGGTCGTCCAGGAGAAGCGGCCCCAGCTCGGACTTCGCCCACCAGCGGCACTTGACGCGGTCATACTTGAGATTGGACTTTGTCGGTGCCACCTGCCGCTCATAGCGCTGCATCAGTTCGGCGAGCGTGATCGCCTCATGCGCGACGCGCTCTCCCGTTTCGATGGCGATTTCCTGCTGGAGCGCCCACTTCTTTGCGTCGGCGCGCAGGTGGAACGATTTGCTGATGCGGACGCCTCGCACGCAGACCTGAGCCTGGTACTTGTTGCCGCGTTTGACGATGGTTGCCATGGCGTTTCTCTTGCAGAATTCTACAGACTTGGGAATGAGATCTGTCCAGAACTTGCAGTAAATCCTGCTGTAAATCTGCTGTAAATGTGCAGTAAATCGTACTACCAAATACGACTTTTTACTGCTGTTTTACTGCAAGAAAGCCTGTAAGTTCAAGGCCTGCTTAGAGAAAGTGGTGCCCCCGCCGGGAACCGTCATCTTATTTGATATCAATAGGTTGAGAGAATCCTGCTGTAATACCGCAGTAAACCCATCTTTCGAAACAGACGAGAGCGGGATCTGCTTCTTGGAAAAATACAAAACAAAATACTTGACTTTATAAAACGATTGTTTTATAATATGCTTATGTTCAACAGATAAGGAGGAGGAATGAAGGTCTCAGAACTGACCAAAGATCTGAGATCAAAAGGAGCCAAGCTAGTGGCACACGGGAAAGAACATGACGTTTGGGAACTGAATGGTCGAACAACTCGGATTCCCAGACACCAGTCAAAAGAACTCCCGACGGGCACACTAAGCAAGATCCTTAAAGATCTCCGATTGAGGTAACACTAGGGAGCCCCTTCGGGGGTTCCCTAGGCCCTGAGACGGTCATCCCTCAACAGCAATGGCCAAGTATCGCCTAAACGATTATATGCATTATCCGGTAAGGTACGGCGTTGACTCTGAGACCAATGCCGCCACTGCCTACTTTCGTGACTTTGATGCCACGACCAGCGCGGACACATCAGAGCAAATTTCAGCCGTAGCAAAAGACTGGCTCACACTCTCCGGGATGGTATGCCCTCGCAATCATGAGTTGATTCCTCCTGGGTCCAAACCTCAGAAGGGAGAGGAAGTAATTTCTCTGCCCCCGGCACTGGCTGCCAAATTTGTGCTTCGCAATGTGATGACATCACAAAACTTACGCCCTGCCGATCTGGCAAGAAAACTCGGCATGTCCAGTCAGTCTGTGAATGCCCTGCTGGATGTGTACCGTGACGGGACGCGATTTGATGCGATCTGGAAAGCTCTGAACGCCTGTGGAGCGTCCATTGAAATTTTGGACTAATTCACTTTATTCCGACTGCGTCCTTGTCGGCTGCAGTTCTGAGAGAAAGTCCTGCACCTTCGCCAGCCAGCTCGACACCCTCGCCGAGTAATCCGACGCAGCGGGCGAGGCGCTCTCGGTCACCGACGCAGGCAGAGCCATCGGTTCCGGGCAGGGCACGGAGACGCGCACCTGCTCGGTCGGCCTGCTGGCGCACCCGGCGAGCATCAGCACGCAGAGAATCAGCCAGGGCAACAGCGCGATCCCTAGCGTCAAGCGCGGCAGCCAGTGTCTTTTCCCGTTCCTGCAGTTTGTCTGCCAGCGCCGCATATTCTTCTCCTGTTTTCTGTTGGATCTCTGCAATGAGATGGAAGTGCTGCTCCTTGAGCTCCTCCACCTCCTTCTGCGTGATGGTTGTGCCCAGGTGATAACCGAGGGCTATCCCGCAAATCAGCACGGGGATAAGCATCTTCCAGTCGATCATCACAGGAACCACTCCGCGAAACAATGAGCCACAAAACCGAGGAGCAGAACAAGCAAACTCCATCGGGCAATCCGTGTCACCCACGGCAGTTCACAATCTTTCCTGAACAAGATCCACCTCAAGATTTTTGTGTCCAGTTTCGGTAAAATATCCATTGAAGGTTCCACCCCTTCAAAATGAACAAGCCCCCGGAAGGTTGCACTTTCGGGGGTTCGCTTTTGTGTCACATTCCCTGCTTGAAGAGAGCCTCTTCGGCTTCCCGCCTGCGGACGAGGCCGGGAAGCACCTTGCCTCCGCCGTACTTCCACTTTCGGAATTCATAGGCGGCGTTAAGGTAAAGCCCTTGGTTCAGGAGCTTCAAGAGCGTGCTGTGCCTGAAGTGCCCGATGCCTTCGTTGAAGACAAAATCCAGCAGGGCGATCGCCTGCGGCTCCGTGACCGGCACCTTGATCAATGGAGCCATCAGCGTCTGGACGTACTTGAGGTCCGCATCGAGCAAAAGCTCTGCCGCAACCTCATCGATTTCCTGTCCTGCCTTTACGCCGGCCGTATGCCCGTAGCCGATAGTCCATGTCCCCGCCGGGCATTTGTAGGCTTTGAGGTAGATCCCCTCCATGTCGCGCACCAACGGCTTGGCGCAGTCGATGCCCCAGTCAACGAACTTCTTCTTGATCATCACCAGCTCCTTCGATCTTCTTTTCTGCCTTGCGCTGAAGGCTGTGCAGTCCGCGACGGACGAACGCCGGGATCAGGTCCCCGCAGCCGAGCCGGTCGAGGTTCTCGATGAGCGAGACGATCTCATTCAAGCCCAGAGCACAGACGAGCACGTCACGCAGCAGGAACGGCAGAGGCATCCCGACTGCCATCTGGTCGACCCCGTGAGCGACCGCCACCAGGAGGAAAATGACTGTCTTGCGGGCGAGTCCCCGAAGCCCAGCGTCCGAGGAATACTTGCCTGCGATCCAGGCGGCGCAGCTGCCCGTGATGTAGTCTGCGACCACAAATATGAAAAGCCATTGCATGCCCGCACTGATCTCCCCAAAAGCGAACGAGACCAGCGCTCCGAGTCCGGCTCCGATTGACATGACGAGCGTATGTCCCCGATCCGGGACGAGACTCAAAAGAAAGTCCTGCATCTTCCTTTTTCCACTCACAAATCAAAAAGAATCTGGGCGTTTGTGCCCAAACCGAATCGCGTAGAGTAGCCAGGGCTGGCTTCAATGCTCGCCTGATTCGCCGCCGCGAAGTGGATGATTGCGCTGCTGTAGCAACTTCTGAACAACCCCTGTACAGAACTCGTCAAAGTCGAACGGTTTGTGATTGTGTGGCACTTTGGGAAGTACCAATTGCGGACGGCAGAGTTTCCGTAGAACGTGCCGCCTTGTCCCGATGCCGTACACCAAATTTCTTCCAGTTCAGGAAACTCCACTGTCAGCAATTTAGATGCGCCTGAAAAGGCATAGCTCATCTGTTTTGCGGTGTTTGCAGTTGACGATCCAATAATTTTCAGCGCGGGGAACGAGACTGATGCCAATTTAGTGCAGGACTGAAACGCATAATTCATGGCGTCAGACGTCGCAGTGATTGATGTCAACGCAGGGAAGCTGACGCTTGTCAGTGCAGTGCAATAGCCGCACATATAATTAAGCGCTCTGTTTCCAGATATGTTCTTCAGGTCGGCAAAAACCAACGTTTCCAGATCCGTCCTTCGCCAAAATCTATATGCGAGCGCATCTGCCGCGATGTCAGTGAATCCGGAGAATTCGACCGATGAGGCATGTGGCGCCGCTAGCTTGCCGGAAGAATCGCCGATGAACGCATCAATACTCACGCCAAACTTTTCTGCGCTTCCACCGCCGCCGGATATGGAGGCGATTTCAGATGCCATGGCGCCCGGAGACAGCTTTGCCGTTTTCCCGGTCTTTGCGCGGATCGCGTCTGCGATGGCTGTCAGCGTACTTTCAGAGATCAGTGCTTTGCTCATGTCGGTCAGTAACTTTGAGAATCTGCGTCTGTGATTGATGCGATGGCGTTGTCAACGTAGGTCTCGGTCGCGAGGTTGTTCCCGCCCCAGGTGGCAGTGCCGTCGGGCGCAAAAACCAGATACTTGGTGCTGGTGCCATTGCTCACTTTCACGCGCAGATAGCCGGGGTAGGACGTGTTGCTTTTGCCGTACATAGCAAGCCAGGTAGTCGCATCAGTACCGCCATACAAGCCGACATAGGAATCATCGACAGCGCGCCGCATTGAAACCGCGACGTTTGTCTTGATCGTGCCTGTCATCGTGCCGCCCGAAAGCGGCAAAAAGTACGTCTTCAGCTTGTCCAGGAAGTGGGACAGCCCATTTTCGTCAAGCCAAGCCATGGCTGCAGTCCTCACGCAAAGAGAGCGTCGATCTGGGTTGTGGTGATGCTGTCGAACTCCACGAGACCCGCCAAGACATCCCATGAAGTGCCGTTCCAGACAACGTTGTCGCCTGCGTTCACCCCATGCGCCGCGTCTGCGGCAAGCACGTTGTACATGTCGCCGACTGACGGAGAAGACGGCAGCGCAGAGTATGTCGCCACCTGCCCGCTCCATTTGACTGCACTGGCGATGTCAGCCGCCAGCGCATAGTCGGAGATATCGATTGTGACGGCCTTGCCGGAGACAGGGAGGGTCGAGGTTCCACTTGCTGTCTTGACTTTGACAGATTCAATAATGTTTGCCTCGCCGCCCGTGCTGATAAGGTTGTCCAAAGTGGTCTTGTCAGATGCAGACATCAGACCGTCCTTGGACTGTGTGGCAACGGTGTACGTCGTGTCGCTCGCCGGGATCCCCAAAGCTGTGATGTCCCCTTTCGTCACCGCAGTGGCAACAGAGACATGTCCAGTCCCGTCGACCGTAATTTTGTACAGCCCGGCGTCCTGAGCCGTGTAAGTCGGATGCTGATAAACCTTCGTTGACGTCCCGTTGATCGAGATGTGCCCGTTTGTAGAAGAGGCCGCGACAAGCGTTGCCCCCTCCGCAATGCCGTCCAACTTGATCTTGTCAGCCTTTGGCATAAGCCCGTGCGCAGACTGCGTGGCATCAACATACGTCGTGTCCTGGGTCGTCTGCGTACCGAGAGTCGTGCCGTTCACGCTCTTGTAAGTAACGGTCTTGCCGGAAATGGTGATCGAGCCGACTGCGACGCCCTTGATTTTGGAATCGTATTCGGTCAGTCCGGTCAGATCGAGGAATGCTTTGGAAGACATGGGGATGTTCCTTTAAAAAAGATTTTCGATGTCTGTTGTTGTGATGCGTTGGATGGCGAAGGCTCCGTCTTCTCCCTTGTCGCCCTTTGGTCCCTGGATTCCTGCTGTCGCGACTTCGATGATCCTTGTCTCCGGCGCGGAAATCTCGATCTGCGGTTCAACGGTCGAGACCGAGATTTCATACGCGCGGTTGTCGATCTCGATGACCGCAGGCGCCTCGGTGCTCACGGTCATTGAGATCTCAGACACGGGTCGCCTCCCTGCGCAGCGTGAAGACTCCCTCCATGACGCGGGTCACCGTGTCATCGGAAATGAGCTCGAGGTCGTAGACGAAACGCCCCGCCGCCATTGCTGATGTGGTTTCGTGCGGAAACGAGAGCGTAACGGTCGCAGTTTCAGGATTGATGCTGATCCTGCCGTTCTCGGTTGTGAGCGTGTCGGCCGCTTCGTCGCTCTCCAGCGTCTTCCGCACCTGCATGGCTGCTTTGTAGCCTGTCAGGTCGAGCAGTTCGCCCTCGGAGTCCTTGAAGATCAGGGGCAGGTTCTTGTCGCTCCCCTGGTCCACTGTCAGGTCATAGCGGTTTGCCATGTCTCACCTCACTTCGCAGTCCCGAGCATGAGCGCCTGGCGCACGAGCGGAACGTAGTAAAGCTGATACCCGAGCGCCTCCGGGTGGATGCCGTCCGAGTCCACCAGGACATCGTCCTTGAAGACATCGAGAGCGGTGTTCAGGCTCGACTCGTTGAAGACGTCGATCACTTTGGTCGCGAAGACCTTGCAGACCTCACGCAGCGCCTCATATTCTTCCGTCTGCGTGTATCCGGCAGAGTTGGCTGTGTACGGCCAGTTCAAGGTCCTGTGCCCGAGCACAAAGAAACGCTGCGCGCGCGGATACTCGGTCATCATCCTGTAAAGCAAGTGCTGGAGCCCGCCGCACACCGTGTCGCACGTTGCATCGACCGGCTGGGTAGGCGGAGTCCCAAGCGGGGCCGAGTGGTTGTAATCGTTTACGCCACCGTTGCACACGAACACATCCGGCACAAAGCCGTCGGGGATGTCATCCATCTCATCACTGATTGGCACCCGCCCCGACACGGCATTGCTGAGCAGCCTGCCCGCAATGCCAAGATTCTTGTACGGCATGCCCAAATCGCCCACATATCCTTTGAACCCGTTGCGCCCGCCGTAAGCAATCGAATCCCCGATCATGCAGATCTTCAGCATGTCCTGGCTGACCAGCCTTCGCCATGCACGCCAGCCGGCACTGACGGCAATGCTGTGATATGCCTCGCGGTCAAAGCCGAAGAAGAGGCGCGAAGAACCGCCAACATTGGAGTTGGTGCGGCTCATTGTCATCAGCAGACCGCCGCTGCCCGGGTTCGGCTGGTGGGCAAGGTCTTCATCCGCCTGGTCAATCCCCACCGTGTAGATCGTGTTCGGCGTGACATTGTCCAGGTCGTTCCCGCAGACCTCCTCCCGGGTTGACGGGGAAATGATGGACACCCCGTGCATGAATGCCCGGAAGTCTGCACCGGAAGCAACCTGCCTCCACGATGCCCACCCGGCACTGTTGCTGATGCGGTACCACAGCGTCCCGTTGAAGTCGATATAGAGTGACGCGGATCCTGATTCAAGAGTAGCGGCATTGCGGCACAGCGTGCAGTAGAAGCCGCCGATGCCGGCCTCCGGAGTGTCTGTCACGTCTTCGGTGCTGGCGATGGCGTGGATTCGGTTGAGGGGCAAATCATTGATGCTCCCGCTTCGAACAGTTGTGGACACGCCCCTCAGGCAGGCAGAAATCTCAGGCTCGATGCTGTCCCAGTTCTTGTAGCACCTCCACGCCCGCCAGGTGTTGCTCCAATACTGCCGGATATAGAAGTTGCCGTCGCTTCCGCACATCATCTGCGCCGAGCCGGACTGCCAGGTGTTTGCTCGACTCCAGTTGATGACCACGCCCCCGACGTGCTCCGCGGGAAGATTCTGCATCCCGGAGTTGTCCAGGTTCGTCGCGAGAATGTAATTACGCTGCGGCGTCAGCCCGTCCATTGTGCTGCCGCAGATGGATGCCATATTGCTTGATGTCACAAGCGTGGCGTGGGCAAGCATTGTGCGGTCGTTGTTTGTGAGCGATGAGATCACCTGGCTCAGCTGGGTCAGGTCGCTCGCGTCAGGCGTCAAGCCGCCCTGCCTGATCGCGTTCTCGATCTCGCTCGCAATCATGTAGAAGAAATACGCGCCCGGCACGGTTGCCAAGGCGTTCTGCGAGAGATTGCCGTCCTGCGGGTAGCCCTCCACCGCCGTAGACGGCAGGCTCGGGGGCTCGGTCGCGACATTGCTGTAGTAAACCTGTTTCATCGTCAATCCATAAAAAAAACCGCCCCGAAGGGCGGCAAGTCAGGAGAACACAACTGTTAAACGTGGATGCAGGGCAGGAGCTTCAGCGCAGGAGGCTGCACGGTGACGGAACGACCGTAAACGGAACTCGACCCGGAAGCCTTGAACTGGTAGATGCTGCCCCAGTCATCGGCGCCGCCGTGGTGCACCGAAGCGTCCCAGCGGCCTGCCTCTGAAAACGCGCCGGTCGCAACCGTGGACGGCCTGTCCCCGACGCCCGTGCGCGCAGCCCAGAACTGCCCGGAGATCTCGGGCAATCCTGCGGCAACGCTGTCGCCAACCCCCGAGGACGCGCCCCATGCGACGCGCCCGATCAGGTTCGGCAGGTTGAATGTCGTGCTTCCGTTCCCGCTGCCGTATGCCGTTCCGATCGTCTCGAACAGATTGGCGTACGCAGACCTGGACACGGCGCGACCGTCGCACACAAGCCAGTTCGCAGGCGCCTGGTCCTGCGCGAAGAACGCGATCGTCCCGGGGCTGAACAGGTTGCCCGTGATGTTGTCGATCTGAGCCTGAAGCTCTGCTTTCGCCGCATCGATCATCGCCTTGATGGCGAGCGCCATCTGGGAGAGATTGTTGCGGTTCGGAGTCAGGCCGCCCGCCCGGATGACGTTGACCTGCTCCGTCGTGATCGCGTGATACCAGACGGCACCGGGGATCGTCGCGGGAACGCCGCCCGTCGAGGAACCGTCCGTCGGATATCCGGCCAGGGTTGAAGACGGAACGGTCGGCTCCGTCTGGGTTGCGTTTGAAAGGTAAAGGGATTCCATTTATGCGACTCCGTGATAACCGTAGTAGACCTCTGTATGCGCCGGCTTGTAGCGCGCGAACAGGCATTCGAGAAGCCCGTCTCCCCACCATGCGAGCGGCTCGTTCACCGTGCCGAGCGTGTTGTGCATCTGAGCCGTGCTGTCCTCCTGCCCGGTCAGAATGTTCACGCGCCATGTATGCGCGACGCCATTGCTCCACATCGCGTCCATGACCTGCGAATCGACCGTGTAGGGACGGATCTCGTCAATCTGGATCGTGTACCCGAAGATCTTCGCCAGTTCCGCGAAAAAGCGGACGCTTTGCCCCCCGATGGTCGTGATCTTGAAGAGCAAAAGCTGCCTGAGTGTCACGGTCGACAGGTCCCCGAGCAGGTTCTCGCAGACATCGGGGATGCCCCATTCCGCGCACCAATCCTCGAACGCCTCGACGCTCACGCGGGGGTCGTTCTCAGAAATCAGCGTTTCAATGCGCGAGTCGATCCTCGCCAGTTCGACAGACCATGCCTCAAGCATCAGCGCAACCATGCTTGCCCTGTCACCGCGCGGGAAGGCAGGTCCCGGAGGAAGCAGCTGCTTCAGCATTCTCAGATATTCTTCGCTTGGCGTGCTCATGTCAGCTCCAAGTCAATGTCCCAAGGACAAGCAGCTGGTTGTTTTCCGATGTGACGTCCGCGGAAGGCGACACCAGCGTGTGGTCGACCTCCCCTGCCGCCGCCGAAATCGCCGCCCGGATGTGGGACACATAAATCGCTCCGCCCGGCACCGCTTCCTTCAGGAACAAATCTTTCAGCGCGGAACGGATCGCCTCCTTGACTGCCGATGTGTCCGGGTAGACGGATGACAGGCGGATGTTCACAGCCTGCGTGACGGGAGCGCTGACACGCACCCGCGCGGTCACAGGACGGACCTCGTCAATGTAGGACTGCACCCTGGCAACCATCTCCGCAGACGGAATGATGCTGTCTTCCTCGTCGCAGACAAACCGCAGGACCACCGTGCCGTCGCCGTCCTCCATCGGGTAGACCCATGCGCGCGTCACGCCCGCAATCGACTTCGCCCAACCGACATAATCCTGCGCAGCGCCTCCGCACGGCGTCTCGCGTGCCCGCTCGAACAGCCTTTCTCGCAGATCGTCGTCCGACTCCTCGTCTGTGCCGCCCGAGATCCCGTGGCACACAGCTTCAGAGAGAACGCCCGCAATCGGAGAAACCAGGGACAGCTCGTCCCCTTCCTCCAAATCGCCCGCAGCCCCCGCCTCAATGGCCCGCACTTCAGCGACGCCTGAAGACGGAGAGGTTGTCGTTTCATACTGCACGCCATCCTCCGACTGGACGATGGTGCCGACAGGGATGTCGACCTCGCCGTCGGAGAACGAAAAAGCCACCGAACCGGTGGCCTTTGTCGCCTGCTTCCTGTAGATCCCGAACACGGATCCCCATCGGTCAAGGTACTCGCCCTCGGCAGTGTCGAAGAAGAGCTGCTTTGCGATGTAGTCCAGCCTGCCGTGCAGGACGTGCGATGCCCCGGCAAGGACGCGCGCGAACACCCTTGCGTTGCTCCTGCGCAGCTGCGCCGCGCTCAGCCTCGACTCGACGTCGGCTCCCGTCCGCTCGATCAGGGTGGACAAAGTAGGTCTTTCAAAACTCATACGTCACTCCAAACATTCTGGAATCTTGCGGACAGCTTTGACTGGTCGGGCTTTGTGATGACGACAGCGAGGTTCAGCTGGTCCGTGCCGTCGCGCTCAACCGTGACATCCACTTCGCTTGCAACCCCGTCATCCAGCAGCCACTGGAGCGCCTCGCGGGCGTAGGATTCGGCTCTTCCGGCAACGTCATCGGTCATCTTCGATCGGCTGAGAAGCCACAGCCTCGACCCGAACCTGTCATCGGCATATGTGTCCGCCCACCAGCCGAAGCGGCTTTTGCCCGGAAGATCGTCATCGGGTTCCGCGCGACGCCAACAAAAAAGGCTGTTCACCACAGCCCTTGCCAAGTCGTCGCTCACATGGTCGGAAAGCGTGCTTTCGCGACCGTTGATATAGAAATGCATTTACATCTCCTGGTCAGGCGTGTGCCCTCCGTTGTGCGTGTGGGTGTTGTAGACGGAACGCATCGCGGACATCGAGGAGCCGCCGTTGCCCGAGAGATCGTTGACCGTTCCCTTGGCGACGATGTTCCCCGCGACCTCGAGGTCTCCCGTTGTCTTCACCAGAGGCGCGTCAAGGACAACGTTCCCGCTCGTGTGGACCGTGACAGGCGAGTCCTTGCCCTCGACAAAGATCCCGTCCCGCTTCAGGTACACCTGTCTGCCGAGGTCGTCGAACACGACCACCTCGCCGTCCTTCATGCCGGTCGGGCGGAACCGCCTGTCCGTGATGATGACCGCGATCGTGTGAGAGCGGTCTCCCGCGAGGCTCGCCGCAAGCACCTCCGCGCCCGTCTTCGCCTCGCTCGAGAAGCCGTATGGCTCAAAGTGTTCGACATCGTCCCGCACGTCATCCGCGAAAAGCACCGTCTGGACGGTCCGCATCTTCCTTGCGGCGTTCTTCGCAGTCAGCACGCCGCGGGTGACCAGATCAATAAGTTCCTGTCTCATATCTTCCCAGTCCCCCTGCGAGCAAGGAATGTGGTCCCCTTGGCGGTACCAGTCTTTTTCTTCGCCGCAGCCTTCTTCTTCTCGGCTTCCTTGCCGTCGTCCATGACGAGGAACGCCTCCGGGGCCATTGCCTCGATCGTGGCAACCGTGCCGTGGGAGTCGATGGAGTAGGTGATCTTTGAGATCAGCAGGATTTGCTCATTCTTGCCGAAGAAGTACGGGTCGTTTACAACCACAGACATATTTGCACGCCACAAGGCCCCGCTAGACTGCCGCCACCCCTGGATCTTGTAAATCAGTTTGTCGCTCTTGGCGATGGAAATGTTCCTCAGGTTGTCGGCAGATTCCTTAAGCTTCTCAAGCGTCTGATCGCCGTTCCTGGAATAGACTTTCACACGCCTCCTTGGGAAGGCACTGTTGTCGCTTTTTGCCCTGAGAGCATTGGCGGGCGTTGACTTCTCGCTTCTAACATCGCGCCCCTGCCCGATCGTCACGTATTCGCTGAACACCCCTGAGACATCGTGCGTTCTTTGCCCCGACAGGACGTTCTTCCCCGTTTGCAGGGCATCTCCGGCTTTCCCGTTGCTCCCTGCGTGGCAGATAACGAGCCTGCCGTATTCGTCATCCATGACCAGCAGGCTTTCTTTTGTTAGCAGTTTCTTAATTTCCCCGCCTACTGTTTCGTGTACCGAGGCATCGCTGTTGATTTTTTTGCCCGCATCGACTTTGGCAACAACCTCTATGGAGCAGTTGCCGCACATCGAAGCAACGATATCCTTGACCGTGAAGCCGTTCCAACTATGGCGTGCGTCTGGCGGAAATGTGCACTCCTCCAGATCGATCGTCCTGCTCTTTATCGTGATGTCAGCGGAAAGATCCTTCTCTGAATACTTCAGGTCTTTTGCCACCACGTATCCGGTCAGCACCCGATCATTTCCAATGCTGACGACTGCCTCGTCCCCGCAATTGATGTCGCCGCAAAGATCGACCCCGGTCGGGGAACTCATCGCCTTGAGTTTGCAGCCCCGCGCAAGCGAGTTCACAGAGCACTCGATCTGAACGCTCGTCCACCCGGAATAAATCTTCCCGTTCACCCTGAGGGTCACGGCATTCTGATCTTTTGTTTCAGGCATAAAAAAAGCCCCGTTTCCGAGGCTTCTCAAAAGTACACGGTATTTACATACCGTGTGTTTAGTAAATGACGCCTATGTTGTCCCGGATGCTCACCGGGCCCAGTCGCGCTTTTCCTTGTCCCAGGTAACGGTCGTGCCCCCGGCTCCATAATCGGTGAACTGGATGATCCTGTCGTTTTCGTAGGACTTGCGAAGTCGCTCCGATATCGGCAGCTCCTTCTTTTCCTCAGGAGGAAGTTTTACTTTGGAAAGGTCGACGTATTCTCCGTCCGGACCAGGAATGTATTCCGTCCAAAACGCAGGATGCCCATTCTCATCCACATATCGATGAATAATCACCTTGGCAGCCATCACCTGCCCGGACAACGTTGCCAGGGCGCCCAGTACCAAAAGCAGCTTCTTCATGACATCCTCCTATCCTTGATGTCATCTTACAGCCGGCCTCTGTAAAGTTGCGTAAAGATTATTCGGACAACAGTTTCAGCGGGGACGCTCCGGCAAAGCCGCTGTGAGCCAGGTTGTTTCGGGTCACGATCTCCGACTCTCTCTCCGTGTCCTCGTAGTAGTCGTACGCAAGCACGATCGCGGGCTCGACCTCCGCGGGGGTGTACTCGACAAGCCGGGCAAGCCTCTCCGCGCGGGTCGTCATGTCTTCCCAGATCGCCGCCCTCGCCTCGGACAGCGCCTTGTACAGCTCGTCGTCCCCTGCCTTCTCCATCTCGGCGTCAAGCGTCGCGAGGACATCGTCGCGGACCGACATCAGTTCCTCGTAGGCGAGCTCGCCGTCCTCATCGTCCTCCGTGCCGCCCGATGCGGCTGCGG